ACTGACCAAGATATTGTTAGATCTATACAAGCTATAGATATGGCGAGTGAGTTCCAGTATCGCGGTCTAAAGTACAATTTTAATATAGAGGTGTAATAACATGACAATCCCAGTTTCAAATATGGTAAGTGTTAGTATCGCCATTGGTGCTACCTTTCCAGCGAGAAAAGGCTTTGGGACTCTTAACATCGTTACCGCTGAAACTGGTGTTATCGGTGTTGCAGAGCGTATTCGTTATTATAGTAATCTGGATGGGGTAACAGCCGATTGGCCTGGAACGTCAGAAGTAGTAAAAGCGGCAACGGCTTATTTTAGCCAGCAACCAAAACCAATGAAGTTGAAAGTTTCTACCCGTTACCCTACGGATGTGGCTGCTCAACTCCGTGGTGGCGCTGTAGAAGACAATGAAGATAACCTTGCCTTGTTTACCGCTATTAGTGACGGTGCTTTTGGCCTGACCATTGATGGCGTCTCAGACGTTGTAAGTGGGCTTGATTTTACAGGTGATGTAACCTTTGCTGAGATTGCAACCACCTTGCAAACGGGAGTTCAAGCTATTGCTTCCGGTGGCTTTGCCGCTGCTACTGTAACTCATGACGGAACCCGATTCTTTATAAACTCTGGTACAGTAGGTGGAACATCTACTATCGGGTTTGGACTTGATGCCGGTATAGGTACAGAGATTTCCAGTCTTTTGGAAATACGTCAAGGCGAAGGTACTAAGGTTGACGGAGTAGCTGCCGAAACTATTACTTCCAGTCTTAATGCAATCCAGAACGTTGACCCCGATTGGTACGGCTTGATATTTACCAAGGAAATCCGCGATGGGTTTGTGGTTAACGGGGAAGACGCTGTTGAAGCCGCTGCTGACTGGTGTGAAGCACGGGTTAAAGTGTTTGGTAATACCAGTAACGACCTGGATGCTTTGGACAGTGTAACAAGCTCTGACATCCTGAGCGTACTAATGGCTAAGAATCTACGCCGTACCATTAGCACATACAGCTCTAGTCCTGGTCAATACCCTTCCGCTTCCGTACTTGGTCGCGCCTTTACTGTTAACTTTAATCAACCGAATAGTACGCTCACGTTGAAGTTTAAACAGGGACCGGGTATTACCGTTGAACAACTTACTCAAAACGAGAAAGCTGTTCTGGATAGCAAACGGGGCAACGCCTTTATTCTGGTTGGCGCGAGCGATATGTATTCCGAATCTCGTATGGCTAACAATACCTTCTTTGACGAAGTCCACGGTATTGACTGGCTTGAAAACGCAATTCAAACAAACGTGTTCGGTTACTTGCTAACTCGTACTACTAAGGTTCCTTATACCGACAAAGGTGTAGCAGCCCTGGAGCAACAAGTTATAAACGCACTGGACGAGGCGGTTCGCAATGGTTTTATCGCAGCCGGTGAAACAATTGACGGCGAGTTCCTGGCTAACGGTTACAAAACCATTACCGTACCAGTAGCAGACATTAACCAGTCCGACAAAGAAGGCCGGTTGTATCCAGGTCTAAGCTTTGTTGCTCTCGGTGCAGGTGCCATTCACGGCGCTCAAATCAACGGCATATTTGAACGATAGGGGGTAAGCAATGAAAGATTATAGTTTCCTAAATACGATACTTCTTGTCAACGGTTTGGAAATATCAGGCTTTTATGAAGGCGACGACGTAATAAGCTTGTCTCGGCTAAACGACTCAGCCGCTCATAGCGTTGGTACAGATGGTGAGATGACTATTTCTATTAGTGCAGACCGGTCAGGTACTGTTACTTTCCGGCTTATGCAAACGTCGGATTCTAACAAGTTCTTGTCGGCGCTTATTACTGCTCAAGAAAACGGTGAGTTTGTTCCTATCTTTGTTCAGTTTAAAGATACCAAAGGTTTGGACTTGGGATCAGGTACGCAAGGTTATATCACACGTCCAGCCGATATGACTCGCGGTACTAATGCGCAACCGCAAGAATGGAACATTGTGGTGGAGCGTTTGGATCTCCTTCACGGGGGATAAAAGGTTTCCAAGGGGAGGGCGGACTATCTGAGGATCCCGGCCTAATTAGATACCTCCTCCTGGAATTTATTTGGCCGGGTAATAATATGAATACCGGGAGTTTATGTTATGGCTTGTAATACCGAAACAACTCAAATCGGCGACCACGAGTTTAGTGTAACTCAGTGGCCTGCTGAAAAAGCAATACTTATGAAAATGAAACTGGCCAAGACATTTGGTGCCAGTGTCGGTAAGATTGCTTCTATGGCTTCGGAATCAAGCAAGACCAAAGCAACCGAAGGGGAAGAAGCAGAGGCTCTTTCCGACGGTATCGCTTTACTGTTTGAGTCCAACTCACCTGAAGAAATAACGGCGCTTATAAAGACAGCGGTTATTGGTGTAGCTTGTGACGGAACCAAAATAACAGAAACAAACTTCAACCAGACTTTCTCTGGCGATAACCTTATGGATGTTTATAAGGTGTTCATGTTTGTGGTTAAGGTAAACTACGGAAATTTGCTCAAAGGCCAGAAGGCAGAAGAACTTCTGGCCAGAGTTCAGGGTTCACTGTAGATCCTAAGCGGTTCCCTAATGTGGATACGTACTTGCATCGGCCCTTATTAAATGAACCGCCGATGTGCAGTCTAAAAGAGTTACAGGACGGCACGTATTCCATGGAAGACCTTATGATGATGCACGAGTTAATGGATTTAAAGTCAGCAATGACCCAGAAACCCAAAGGAAAGTAAGATGGCTTTAATAGATGAGCTATTGGTGGGCTTAGGGTTTGAATATGACTCTGGAGAAGCCAAAAAGTTTTCAGACGATATCGGCAAGACTGTCGGTATTGTTAAGAATCTAGCTAAAGCCGCAGCCGCTACCGCTACCGCTTTAACAGGGATGGTAGTGGCTTCTTCCCTTGCATCAGATAAACAGGGTAAACTTGCTGACGAAATAGGCGAAACTGTAAATAATGTTAACGCCTTACAGCACGCTCAGCAGATTGCCGGGGGTAGCGCCGATGGTATGGCTAACTCATTGCGGGAACTCTCTCTAAGGGCTTCTGAGGCGGCTCGCGGGGTAGGTTCTGGGGTTGAGGCTTTTGGGCTACTTGGTATTTCTACAACTGGTGCCAACGGGCAAGTAAAATCCGCCAGCAACCTGTTAAAAGAAGTATCAGGTCGCATGCAGGGGCTAGGTCGCGCTAGACAAATAGAACTGGCTGACAAACTAGGTCTTAGAGACTCCATACGGCTGCTTCAACTTGGTCCTCAGGCTATAGAGGAGATGACAACCAAGGCTAAGGCACTAGGCGAGACAACCGCTGAAGATGCTAAAGTATCCGCGGAGTTTAACGATGCTCTGGTTGACTTGTGGTCAGTTACCAAACATATATCCAGACTGTTTACCCGAGTACTAGCACCAATAATGAAAGAGACGGTTGGTACGTTTACCGACTGGTGGATGATTAACCGTGATCTCATTGAACAGAATATGCCAAAGTGGGTAGATCAATTTACAACGGCACTAAAGCTCTTGACTGTAGCGTTAGGTGCTTTTATAGCTATGAGAGTTCTAACTCATCTGTATCAAATGATCGCATTGATGAAAGGTTTAACCCTTGCAACATTAGCAGCTAACGTCAGTTTCTTTTTGTTGCCGTTATTGCTTTCTGCCTTGGCGCTTGCTTTTGTTGCGCTGGTTGAAGAGGCTAAGGTATTCTTTGAAGGCGGCGAAACCTTTATAGGGGATATGATTGAGAAGTATCCTAAGTGGGAGGATGAGATAATAGCGGTTACCAGTGCACTCCATGTCGTATACTATTTAACCATGCTAATATTAGACGGTTGGGAGAAGATATTTGGTTTGTTTGACGACTTCTCGTTTGATAATCTTAAAGAAGTTATTGGTAATATACCGGGTTTTATAGGCCACGTGACAGGTTTGAGTACGATAGAAGGAACAGGACTAATACCAGAAAGTAAGGAAATGGTTTCCAACCTGTACAATAGCACAGAAGAAGAAGTTTCTAGTGCCTATAAAACAGTAGTGGAAAAGATAGATATTACAGTACAAGGCGGAGCGGATACAGCCGAGGAAATAGCAAGTAAAGTCTATGATGTTTTTCAGCAGACAAGTCAAGACCTTAACAGCCCGGTGGATCAATAATCATGGCTTTTGAGAACCTGTTTATTCGTACGCAAAAAGCCATAGGCGATATACAGTTAGACGCTGTTATATCAGAAGCCCATACCAACAAGGTCAGCTTAACCAGTAACCCGGTAGAGCTAGACGCGGAGATAACAGACCATGCGGTTGTCCAACCTAAGCAGATTAATATACTCGCTGAGGTTTCTGACACCCCTTTGAGGCCTGCTGCTTTTGGTCAAATAGTTGACTTGGTAACAGGGCTGTTCGGTAGTTCTACAAGCGAGAACATAACTCGCAGCAATGCGACCTATAACGCCCTTATACAA